GAGACAAAGCTCTTTTTCAGGAAACTATTGGAGGGATATTGATGGCAAACATTGAAAAAGGCACGATCCTGACCATTGAAGGCCCTGCCGATAGAAATGGAGACTTGACCATGGCCAGAGTGAGCCCGAGCCAAAGCAACAGCCTCGTCTCCCGGCCCGTGGTCATACCGTGGTATATGCGCGGCGCTTCCGGAAACCTCAAGAAAGGCACCGAGGTCATTTATGTGATATTCGACGATCACACCGGGCAGCTGCTCGGCCGGATGGATGGCGAATGGTTCGGCGTACTCCGCGGAGACGTCGCGATCAATGGCAGCCTCGCGGTCGACGGCGACATCGCCACCGGAAGCCTCGACAGCGTCAACGGTCATGTCCATGGCGGCGTTGAACCCGGCAGCTCGACAACGAGCGGCCCACAGTAAAGGAGGCGGTTCTATTGGCAGTTATAGCAAAATGGAGGACAAAACAATGGGAGGTAACACCGAAAAAAGTGCTCACACTCACCGGGCTCTCTACCTCCTATGAGTTAAAAGCAGAGACCAACACAGACCTCGAGGACTCGCCAGCAACCAATGAGCGAGGTCGGAAGCTGGTGCCTCTGTCATTCACCACCGAGCTCAATGCAGCCCTCGGCGTCAACGTCGAGGCAGAGATCAAAGAGTGGGAACAGCTGGTCGGCAAGTCCGACTATTTTTATTTGTCCGGAAAGAAGTTCGGGCCAAAGTTCCAGCTCAAGAGGATCGACCTGAGCGACGTGCTGCTGGATGACTTCGGCCGGATGCACCGGGCCAAGCTCGGCATGACCTTCGAGGAAATAGCCGAAGAAAAAAAGGCCACAGGAACAGGGACGGCCCTGACCGTCGGCCCATCATCAGCAACAAAAGCAGAAGTGAAACCGACCAACACTGCACTCCAGAAGGCAAGCACCACCACCATGAAAGTCGGCAGCAAGGTCAAGATCATCGGTTCCAACTATGCAACCGGGCAGAAGATCCCCGGATGGGTGAAAGATCGCACGCACGTCGTCTCACAGATCAAGAACGACAGGGCGCTGCTCGGGCATCCGGACGGGATCAACAGCTGGGTATATACAAAAGACTTATCGCTCGCGTAAAGGAGGAATGCGTATTGAAAGCAAAAGGCAACAGCAGGCCAGAGCTCTGCGCGGCCAACCTGCTGCGAATAGCTCGCGGAGAGGTTCCGTATGAGCGTACCAAAGGGCTGAGCATCGCCAACATCGACTCACCGGCGACAAGTGCTGGAAGCGATACGGCGGCCGACGCCGCGTGGCTCCTCGAGAACTTTGAGCCGCGCATTGATGTCGACAGCGTCAACATTGAAGCCCTCACAAGCATCACCGGCGACTTCCTTCTGGACGCAGGCATCACCATCAATAATGCAAAGGAGGGAGACGCAAATGCCTGATCTTAATTTTATAACGACAGACTCGCAGGAAATCCACGCGACGATCATCGGCGAGCTGGAGAACGGCGTGGCTGAGCCGTTATACCCCGGGGACGAGCGTCGCCTGTTCGGGGAGGCTCTCGTCCCTCTTTTTGTGGCCATGTATAACGCCGTCAATGACGCAGCTCGTCAAAAAATGCTCAGATATGCCCGGGGCCCTGTCCTCGATGCACTGGGCGAACGCTCCGGAGTAACAAGGCAAGAGCCGGTACCGGCAACCACGACGCTGCGCTTCTCGATGAACGCGCCGGTCGACTGGAATGTGATCATCCCGGCCGGCACCAGAGTCACCAATGACAATGTCAGGTACTTCGCGACAGACACCGCGGCCGTCATTATGGCCGGAGCGACTTCCGTGACCGTACCTGCAACCAGCACAGAGGGCGGCACAATATACAACGACATCAAGATCGGCGACATCAACGTCATCGTCGACCTGATCCCGTATGTGGATAGTGTGGAAAACATAACAACCACCGCCGGGGGCAGCGACGAGGAAAGCGACGACAGTCTCCGGGAAAGGATCCGAAACGCGCCTTCCAAATTATCGACAGCCGGGCCAGTAAACGCTTACAAATACTGGGCTAAATCCGCAGACCCAACGATCTCTGACGTGGTCGTACAGAACGAAAAGGAAACCATCACCCGGACGCTCTCCGTCTCTGCCGGCAAGGCATATAAAGGCGGCAGCAACCTACTGCCCGACACCCTGAAGGTGTATGCATCCGGAAGCTCTACGCCGGCCACAGCCGGAACGGACTATACTGCAACCTACGAGGACGAGCTGCTCACCATTACAATGAAACCGGGCGGCGCTCTTGAGTCTGCTGAGGAAATTGGCATCAAAATCGACCGGACAATGGACGGCCGGGTGAAGATCGTGCCGATCTGCTACGGTGGAGTTATACCGAGCCAAGGCATCCTCGACAAGGTGCTCGCTGCGTGCAGCGCTGACGACGTCAGGCCGCTCACCGACCATGTGATCGTCGAAGCTCCAAGCGTCCACTATTATGACATTGAGCTCAAATACTACACGACGGCCGCAGAAGAAAGCAAGGCCATCGAGACCATTGAGGGCCCCGGTGGAGCAATTGACCAGTATATCTACTGGCAAGACTCGGCGCTGGATCGCGACATCAACCCTGACAAGCTGCGCGCCCTGATCCTCGCCCCTTCATGGGCCAGCGATCTGGTCGGTGCGGTTCGCGTGGACATCATCAAGCCGACATTTACAGAACTATCAGAGACGACCGTGGCCAAACACAGCGGATCGCTTATTGTCTCTCACGAGGTGGTGGTATGATGCGGCTATCAGATGCAGACATCCGGAAGCTGATCCCGATATTCATGCGGGATGATGCAGCCGTCGAGGCTCTGGCCAAAGCGGTCAATAAACTAATCACGGAACCCGGCAGCAAGGTCAAGCAGCTGCGGACATGGGATAAGATCGACGAGCTTGACGATGCGGAACTTGACGAACTGGCGTGGGAGCTAAATGTCGACTGGTACAGCTCAGCCCTCCCTCTGGATCGAAAGCGCGAGACAATCAAAGTATCGGATCTGGTTCGTGCGAAGCGCGGCACCAAACGGGCCGTTGAGCAGCTGGTCAGCGCTTACTTCGGCAGCGGTTACGTTCAGGAGTGGTTTGATGCAGCGTACCCCTTCGAGGCAGCTCCTTACCACTTCATCGTCCTGACATCAAACAAGGACATGACGGACGAAATATTTCAAGAGTTCCGCAGGATCGCCACCGAAGCCAAAAGTGCCCGCTCTATACTTGACGGCATTTTCTACTATGAGGAGTGCGGTGCTGTCATCATAGCAGCCAGAACGGTGGAGCCTACGGTTTTTAACTTCCCGAAGTGCGGGACAAGACACAAGCCCGCATATATCGGAAAGTTTATTGAGAGCGCCGTGGAGGCCGGCCGCGAAATAACCAGCAAAGCTTTCAGCATAAGCAAGGCCGGCACAACAAAGGCGGGGCTCAACCATAAGCCGGCCATGGTCGGACGAGTTATGGAGGCCGCAGCAGCCACCGTGGCCGCATCCATAACAAGGCAGACGTTCAACTTTATAAAATGCGGCACTCGCAAAACAATGCAGTAAAGGAGGCGAAACCAGTGGCATTTTACACAAGCAATTTTCTGGCCAAGAGGAGAACGTGGTGGATGAAAAACATCCATAAAGTTCAGGCCAAAGTCGGCAGCAACTATGTCGACGGAACCATTCAAAGGAAAGCCATCGAAGGCAACAACATCGTGATCCATGCCGTTTTTAGTGGCTTGAACGGAGGAGCAGCTGCAACCATTACCGGGATAAGGATCATAGACATCGACGGCGAGGTGGCAGCTGAGCAGCCTGACAATGTCTCGGTCGCATCCGGACAAGGCGCAATATTCAAGATAACGCTCCCCATCACAGAGGGCGCGGTGTAAAGGAGGCGAGATAAATGTATAAAGCGATCAACTGGGTGGATCATGTCGAAGGCATTCAGGAAGGCACCGACCAAAGCGCCGAAAACTTCAACACCATGGACGCCGGGATCTTTGAGTCCATCGCACTCAACGGCCTGCTCGCCATGAGAGCAAGGCTGCAGCGTGATGCGCAGGCCGAGGCCGAAGTCGTGGCCATTGAAAAGACGCTCACCGGAAATACAGCTCAAAATGTCGACATACCGGCGACCAAAACAAGGAACCGTACCACCTACAATGTGACGGCCGAAATAACAGGAGCAACCGGGGGCACCGTCGGAGACATTATCATCACCACAAAGCAGGCCAACGGCTTCAAGGTGCAGTATAATGGCACGGCCTCAAGTGTAACGCTGAGGCTGAAAGTTCAAGGAGGTATGATGTAAAAATGGCCAACGTCATAATCAAAACAGACGAGCAAAAGGCCCGCGAGGCCATGATCCTGAAAAGCTACGGAGTAAACCCGGAGAGAGCAACCGCTGAACAGCGGGAATGTGCGAGGGAAATCTCAAGGCATACCGCTGAAATAAAAAAAGAAATGGAGGCTAACAGAATATGATCGTAAGAGAACAAAACGAAGGCCCGAAAATCCCCTACACGGTGGACGGCACCAAGATCACGTTCGGAGACGACGAGATCACCCTCAACCTCATAAAGTACGAGAGGGACGAGGCTCAGACAATCGACATATGCAGGGATGACGGAAAGATCCTGATCGCAGGCCCTTCAAAGTATTTTGTCGCAAATATCAATATCCCGGCGAGACAGTACGAGGATCCGGAGAAAACCATCCCCATCCCCTTCTCGATGGACAATGTCGAGCTCGTTTTGTGGGCTCTTGTGGAGGTGTAAATCATGGCTATAACAAACAGAGACTTTGATGTCGCCGTTCGCCTGCTGAGCGGCGGCACAAATGAAGCGATTTACAACGACGTCGGCCTCCCGTCCATCATGGTGAGGAAGGATAAAAAGCAGATCTCCGAAGTCATAGCCGGAGGCAGCGCAAGCACTCACCCGGCCTTTATAGTGGACGGTGTCGAGGTGCCCTCTTTCTACATGAGCAAGTTCCTGAATGTCGTATATAAGGGCAGAGCCTACTCCCTGCCTATGCAGGATCCCGGAAACTCCATAAACTTCGACAATGCAAAGGCAGCCTGCGAAGCAAACGGCCCGGGCTTCCACCTCCCTACTATTGCCGAATACGCTTTTATTGCACAGGAAGCACGGAACCGCGGCACAATGCCGAGAGGCAACAACAACTATGGCAAAGACTACTCGGCCCCATGGGAAAAAGGCATACCGACACATGAATATGACAGTGGCGGCTCTCATTATATCGGCAGAGTGGCCACAGGTTCAGGCCCAGTCTCATGGTCAGACAACTGGCAAGAAGATGGAATATGGGACTTGAATGGCAACGTCTACGAGTGGCAAGGTGGATACAGGACGGTCAACGGAGAAATCCAGATCATACCGGACAACAATGCGGCCAAACAAATAAATCAGAGCGCGACCAGCACCCTCTGGAAGGCTATCATGCCGGATGGTTCGCTGGTGGATCCGGGCACACCAGGGACGCTGAAATGGGACTACCTTGCAGCACCAACAACAGACGCAGCATTCAGGCTCAACACTACGATCGAGTTCCCTCAAGCGGATGATACGCCGTACGGCAGCATGAGCTTCTCCGCTCTAACTGCTGCGGCTGGCGTGAATGTTCCCGAGATCCTGAAAGTCCT